ATGACGAAGATTGAAAATATAGTAGAAAAGGTAGACCAACAAATTCAACCTACCTTTAAAAGAATTCAAAAAATAGCCTTGGATAACCAAAAGAAAGTGCTTGACGGTTTTCGTAAAAATAATGTGAGTGACTATCACTTCACACCAAGTACGGGTTATGGCTATGACGATATGGGTCGCGAAACGTTAGAAGCCCTTTATGCGGACGTTTTTAAAGGAGAAGCAGCCTTAGTTCGTTCACAAATTATTTCAGGAACGCATGCTATCTCAACCGCTTTACTGGGTGTATTGCGTCCTGATGATGAACTCATGTATGTGACGGGGCAGCCCTATGATACCTTGTTAGATATTGTTGGGTTGACTGGTAATGGCATTGGTTCTTTAAAAGAATACAATATCGGTTACCAACACATTGACCTCTTAGAAAATGGCGGAGTGGATTTTGATACCGTACTAGAACGGGTTTCAGAAAAAACTAAAATGATTGGTATTCAACGATCACGTGGTTATGCGGATCGTCCGTCCTTTACCATCGATGACATTGAAAAAATTATTCAAACGATTAAACCACACGCACCCAATGCTATTTTCTTTGTAGACAATTGTTACGGAGAATTTGTAGAAACACGCGAACCGCTAGAAGTGGGAGCAGACTTGATAGCGGGATCGCTCATTAAAAACCCAGGTGGCGGGATTGTTAAAATGGGTGGCTACATTGTTGGTAGAGAAGACCTAGTAGAAAAGTGTGCGTATCGTTTAACGAGTCCAGGGATTGGACGAGAAGCAGGGGCAACCTTGTATAGTCTTTTAGAAATGTATCAAGGACTATTTTTGGCTCCTCACGTCGTTGGTGAAGCAGTGAAGGGTGCTGTTTACACTGCAGCCTTACTGGAAGAGTTGGGTATTGAATCCACTCCAAAATGGAATGATCCTCGTACTGATCTCATTCAAATGGTGGCACTTCCTTCTAAAGAAGAAATGATTAGGTTTGCCCAAGTGATTCAAAAATATTCACCTGTTGATTCGAATGTAACTCCAATTGCAGCAGCAATGCCAGGTTACGAAGATCAAGTTATTATGGCAGCCGGAACCTTTATCCAAGGAGCAAGTATAGAACTTTCAGCCGATGGTCCTATCCGTCCGCCTTATCTCCTTTATCTACAAGGTGGCTTAACTTTTGAACATGTTAAATTAGCTGTAACAGCTGCAGTAGAAGAAGTTTTTCCAGAAAAATTATAAATATTAAAAAACACGACCCAGATTAAAAAATCCGGGTCGTGTTTTTTAATAGCCAATTACTTAATTTAAATTGTTAATAGCATATTCTGCTTCTTCAATTGTAAACTGTTCCCCATAATCGGATATGAGTTGGTCTCGTATTGCTTCTACGGACATATCCATCGTATCTTGATAGCTTCTAGCAGTCTCTAATGCGTTTTTTTGATAGTCTGCTGTTAGATTGTCAATAGCATACTGTGCTTCTTCAGCAGTAAACTGTTCCCCGTATTCCGATGTTAATTGATCGTATATTCCTTGCTTAGACATATGCATCATGTTTGAATAGCTTTCAGCACTTCTCAAAGCATTGCTGTTCCAGTCAACATCTGTTAGGTGATCCATCGCGTATTGCGCTGCTTCTTCTGGAAATTTTTCGCCATACTCAGAAGTTAATTGATTGTAAACGCCTGCTTTCGACATATCCATACCATTCGCATAAGATTTAGCGGAATTAAGGGCCGATTGATATTCTCTTGGAACACCATCTGTTTCTTTAGACACAACTTTACTTTCTTTTTCATTTACCGGCTCAGTTTCTTCTACTACCGTTTCGCTAGCTTCTTCAGCAGCAGCACTTTCTTCTTCTAGTTCAATAAAATCATCTGCTTCTGAAATAATGGTATCTAAATCATCTTTCACAATAATAGTGGGTTGTTTAACTCCATTGGAATAGTCAGAGTTTAAATATAACTGTCTTGTAAATGTATCTAATATAATAGCGAAAAACCCATTAGTAACTTCACTCAGCATGGACGTATCCGGATTACTAATTACAAATTCTATAGTTGTATCATTAATCATTTCCGCAGATATTAATCTGAGTTCATCCTCGGATGTTTTGCTTAGTTCATCAGAAAATTCTTTCAAAAACTCTTTGAATTGCTTTTTATTCAGGTTAACTTTATCCCAATTAATTTCTTGATTCTCATCTCCAAGTTTTTCTAACTCATTTAATGTTGATTGGTCTAAGGCATCTAATCCAGGTTCTTCTTCTAGTGATACTTCAGTTTTCAAATCTTCAACAGATTCTGTTACTTCGGTAGCGTTATCACAAGCTACTAATACAAAAACGCCCATACCAATGATCAGTTGTTTTTTCATGTTTTTTCTCCTCCTCTTGCTAATTTGATTATACCAATCATGTGAGGAGAAACACAAAGATTAATATAGACAGTTATGAATAGATTTACTCGCACTATCTATATATTTATCATATTAAACACAGATTTCCCTATTTTTATTCAATAGAAACTCTTAATTTCAGAAAGAAATAGAAAATTCCAAATTTCTATTTAAACGTTTATGGAGAAAATTAACTTTTAAAAATTAAACAAAAAAATAAAGCCACCGAGTTAACAGTGGTTAATAAAAACCTTGTTAAATCAATGACTTGGATAACCTTAAATGTTCTTTAAGATTGCGTTACGTCTCAGGAGGACGTAGAACGTTGTTGCTATGAAAGGGGTACAAGCGTTTCTTGCAAGCTTTTTGCAAGCTAATTTTAAAAGATGCTTGCAGCGATACTTTTTATCTTCTCTTTATTGCGATCACGCATCTCATCTAAGACATGTGCATACACTTTTGAAACGACTTCTACAGAGTCACCCAGACGTTCAGCGACGATTTGAATATCGACACCATGTAAGAGCAAAAGACTGGCATGTGTATGCCTTAATGCATGAGAAGTTAATTCTTTTACGTTTGCTCGCCGACAAGCAGACTTCAAAGCATCGTTCACGGCTTTTTCACTAATCGGTTGCATTTTATCATCCGTAAAGATTAAGTTAGGGTGATTCTTAATCGGGCAAGCTAGCATTCGTTTCTTTTGGAACACCACATACTTTCGTAGCCATTGAATCGTTTCTTTATCTAAATCAATCGTGCGGTGGATGCCATTTTTTGTATTTTTGAAGTTTTTGCTATATTTATAGTCCCAAGACTTATTAATTTGGATCGTTTCTTTCTTAAAATCAATATCATCAAATGTGATGGCCATGACTTCACCTAATCGCATACCAGTGGCCGTCTGAAGTAGAAGCATATAGCGACTGGTCCAAGATTCCTTAATATTTGTTTTTAATGCGAGAACAACGTTTTTAAGTTCTGCTTCAGATATAAATTTATCTCTTGCATTCTTTCCAGGCTTTCCAGTAACCGTGGCTTTATAAGTGACATCAACAGGGATAACACCAGTATGGAATGCATGGCGAAGGCAAGCACCTACTTTGTTGTGATACTTACGAACGGTCTCTTTTGCGAGTTTTTTTGATAACGTGTTTAAAAACGTTTGGTAATAATCCATGGAGATATCTTTCAATTTCATTCCAGGAAAGTATTCCGTTATCAGTTTTTCGGTTGTCAGATAAATACGATTTGTTTCTTCACTGAACAGATCATACTTATAGGTATGCATCCATCTATGATAATAATCTGTAAAGAGGACATCATTATTTGTGATATTGCCATTCTTCTTTATTTCAATTTCTAGTGGTTCCGCAACTTGTTTCGCTTCTGACTTTGTGCGATACCCAGAACCTGTCTTTTGTCTTTTTTTACCGGTATCATCTTTATAAGAAATAATATACTGCCATCCTGTTTTTATCTTCCGATAACTAGCCATACTAAAAACCTCCTATATATGCTAAAATAGGATATAGAAATAAACCTATTTTAGGTGTTATTTTTAGATAGCACCACTTTCGCTTTGGTCGGGGAGAGTGGTGCTATTCTTTTTAATTTGGTATAATTGTTCTATATTAAATAGAGCAAAGGTGATGGATATGAAAAAAGTGGAATTATCGAATCAAGAAACAGATTTCATCAAAGATATGATATCAGTATTTCTTTTTGAACATTCATCTATTCAAGAAGTACTTTTTGATGATAATGAAAATTTGTACACCTACGACCGAAAAGGCAACAGGATAGAAGACAATTATGAAATTAATTGTTACAAATTAATTCAATCGTTAGTTTCTAAATTATAATCCTGTGAGTAGTAATTTGCGTAAATGTTTTTAATACCTGACATCAGAGATTGACAATTTTCTTTCCCTGTAAAACCCGAATTAAAATGAGAAACAGAATTTCTAATCATAAATATACTCTTAATGAAATTTTTTTGTCGCCTATCAAGATTTATGGGCGCCCTACCAAAATAAGAAACATAATCATGATATGTAGCGTTATCAGGAAAGTTTCTGTCGAGCATTTTGTTTTTTTCGAGGGTTAAAAACATGAGATGTTCTAGCACTCCCCCCAATCCTGCTGCACAGACGTAAAATTGCTCGTTCTCATAGGCAGCTAAACATTCGAATAGCTCAGCTGAAAACTGCTTGTCTTCAATGTCAGTGATCATTTCTTTGAATTGGTATTTGTCTGCATGTATCCTTAGTTTATTAAAATTAATTGCATTAATTGGATTGTACGCCAATGAAGATGTTGCTGTTCTGTATTCTTTATCGATCCAATAACGTGTGTAAAGAAAAAGAGAGCTTCCTTCATCTATAGACGAAAAGATAATATTTTCAGGGTGGATATTTTGTAACAAGTTTTTATCAATTAAATATTTTAATTTATCTTCTTTATTTTTCATAAGTTTAAATTTTATATCATTAGTTACTTCTACTAAATCCTTAATTAGTATTCTATCTGTTGACTCATTATTTTTTTCTGCGAAGATCATTACATAGTAGAATTGATGTGTGGAAGAGCAAATAGCAATCCAAATATTCATATGATTAGTCAACCAGCTGAACAAATCTGAATTTGAACTCTCATTGCCTATTATTTCCTTTGTTCGCATTACATAATCGTCTTTCCACTCGATAAGCAACTGTGAAGTAATTTCGTCACTAAATTCTGTTTTTCCACTTAATAACATATTTTGGACTTCTGATGAATGTTTCATCTGTGAATATTCCATTTTTTCCTCCTGTTTACTTGCTCTTGGTCCGTCAAGATTAGGGAGCAAGGTTTTTGTTTGGCAACTTGTTAAGTAGGGTGGACGTTCACGTTATAGGCTCTCAAAAACCATAGTCGCTTGTACTCTGTCGCCACCACCGAAGCCTTTACTTCCACTACTAGTTGTAGATATTGTGTGTAGTCGGTATCCTTTAGCACATTGTTTGTTTATAACGTTTTCAAGTTCAGAAAGATTTTGTGAGCCAGTTCCAAGAAATTTTTCTTTCAAAATCGTTTGCAATACAACATAATTAGGCATTTTATTTTCCTCTTTTCTTTATGATGATAATCTGTATAAATATTGAAAAAGAAATCTCGTTTAGCTCACTCCTTACCGCCAAGTAGGGGAGTGAGATATTTTTATTTTTCATTAAGCAGATTGCTTATCGGTAAAAAGATTGCTATTATCTGTTTAGTAGTAAAATCCCCCCAAGGATTAACCTACTATAATCTCCATTTCCTCTAATGCAGGGTGGAGATTTTTTTAAATTATTTCAAGCTATAAAAAACACTTGTATTCATATCTGACAGCTCGATAAGCGTGTCATCACCTTCAGGAATGATTAATCCGACCTTACCAGAATCGTTTCCACCCTTGTATAAATCTTTCCACCCAAATTCTGTTCCGTCTTCGAACGTAGCATAACTGGTTTGTGCTACTTCACTACCGTCTGATGCTACAGGTGTCATCATAATAGTTGCAGTATTAAAAGGATCATCTTCGCTTCCTTCATCTAAGGTCAGTGCAAGATCAAAAATTACCCATTCATAGCCATCAGGAGCTGGTTCATTGAACTCATTGTAACTAACCAAATCATTATAGGCTTCTTCTCCGCGTATCACGTTTGAAATTGTTGTAGTAACCGTACCATCTATTGCATTGTATTCAGAGTCACTATACATAACGTCCCACGTTGCTGATTCTCCAATAGCTACAGGGTTGCTTCTTTTACCTGGCGCACTTGCTTCTTTAACAGATTCTACAGTGCTGGATGCTTCTATTTCTGTGCTTGCGTCTGCATTACTTTCTACTTTTACGTCAGAAGGCTCACTACAAGCTGCCAACATTAGACTAGATAATCCAATCAAACTTACATAATGCAATTTTTTCATTTTTCCAATCTCCTTTTTCTTAACAATGGTTCCATAACTAAAGAGACCACTTCTTTAATTATTTTCGATTCATTGTTATAATGTTTTGTGAATACCTTTAAGCTCGCTCCTTACCGCCAAGTAGGGGAGCGAGGTTTTTTTATTCTGCGCTTTGATTGATTTCAGTTCTATTTGCAACCACTAAATTACCGAAGTATTTATAAAGAGGAACAATATCCGTTTGTTTTGGAAATTCGAATTTTCGAGTTTCTAAAACCTCTTGACGCGCTTTACGGTTAATGTTTTTAAGATAAGTGATAGTAATCTCGCTATCGTCAAATCCAGTCCCAGCTGTTTCCATTTCTACATCAACAATGTGTGATAAATAAATAGACTTGAAAGATGTTTTTTTGCCAGTTGCACCTTGCTTATCTACAAAAATGATTCTTAAATTAGTGAACACTATTGCGTCGCGTATTAGCTTATAGCCAGTTTGGATTTCCTCTTCATCGAATAAGTACTTAGAGTATTCCTTGGATAAAGACTCCTTCGTTTCCTCATTCATATTACCTAACACACCTTGCATGATATTACCAAAACCAAATTTTGCCATATGATTTCCTCCTGAATTATCTATTTTTAAGCTACATTATTAAAGACTAGCAAACTAATTTGTTTCTATAGTGTCAAGTAGAGAGTGAGTTTTTTATTTCTGATTCCTCGGCAATTTTATTTACCCATATATCCGTTTCTGTTTCATTCAACATAAAAAGTCTCCTGACTAAATATCATTGTTATTAAATTTTTATTTTTCTTTCGATATCAAAACTTCATTTCCTAACTTTGTGATACCAATTAAATTACCATAACTATCAAAATACATAGACTCAAAAATAGGTGCTGTTATACCATCACTAGTATGAAATTCGTCGGGCGATAAGTCATCGTAAATATTGTATTTTCTTTCTATATCAAAGGGAATTACATTATCCTCATGCATACGATTACTCCTTAAGCATTCTCTTAGTCTTATAAAGTAGTGACAATTTTATTGGTTTGCATATTTAATATCATTGCCCATACTAATTCTAAAAGCTTCTACCATTTGCGTATAATTGTATACGCCATCATTTTCTGAAATAATCCTATTAATTGCATAACTTATTGCTTCTTGTTCCATTTTCATGTTCGGAATGGGTTGTCTATAAGTAGAACTGTAATCAGAGTGAAGCTTAAAGTGAGCTAACTCATGAATCAAAACTTCCTTTGCTTTCTCTTCATCTAACTCTTGGTTGATAAAAATAATATTTAAATCAATTAAGGAATAGCCGTTCTTCTTTAAGTCTAAAAAACAGACTTCAATACCTAGTTCTTTTACCTCCGCTAAAACCCGCTGCATTAAGTCACCTTCTATTCAATTCCGTATTTTCCTTTCAAAAATGCCATGATTACTTCTCTATCATGTTCATCGATGGGTTTTCCATCAAAACTCATTGCACTGTTCACCATTTTTGCGAGATCTGTTTCTGTGTAAGTAGTTTTTTGTTCTCGGCCAACTAAGAAATCTAGTGTTACTCCGAAGTAATCTGCAACTTTACTAAGGTTTTCACTAGTAGGGCTTTGTGTTTTCCATTTATAAATTGCGTTTTCACTAAAGCCTAATTCAGTAGAAACAGTCTTTAAGTTTTTTCCTTGCTTATCAGCGAGAGTTTTTATCCGTTCAAATGTTGTCATATCAATATTCCTTCCACTTGAACAAATAAAAGTATACAAAAAGATTATTTAAGGTTGACAAAAGTATCCTTTTGTATTATTATTTGTTCATAAGCTAATTAGTTAGCAAAAAACATAGTTAATAATACCTTTTTATACGTTGGGGAACGGTGATAAAAGGCTGTTTAGTAAGTTTATTTGCTATGCCTAAATAGTATCTTATTGGATAATAAAAGTCAATAGATTTTATATATTTAGCTAACTTTTTAGCTTACTTATTTTATACAGAAAGGGGTAGAAAACATGCCAGAAACACAAGCGCTAAGAAATAAAATATTAGAACACCTAGAAGAAAAAGAAATTACACAACGCCATCTAGCACTACTCATTAACGTGAACCCGCAGTATCTGAGTGAGGTTCTGAACGGCAAAAAAACTGGACCAAAGGCAAACGAGATGTTGCTTACGATTGTCAAGGTGCTTGGGATCAAGTAGGGAGGAGGGAAAAACATGAAAGAAGAGGTAGTTTCGTTAATTCAAGACGTGCTAAAGACGTATCCAGCGAGCAGAAAGCCCGAAGTAGTAATTGGAGACTTTGATAGCATCTCAGAGATTTCTAATGAAATTATTGAGATATTCGAAAAAAACAAGACGACATATGAGGAAGCATACGCCATCTTGTCATTTACATATGAAGCACTCAAACATAAATCAAACAAGGTTCATTTATGATTCCTGGATTGACAGGAGTTTGATTTCTTCATCCACATAGATGAAATCAAGGTTCAGATCCTTATCTAGGAATACAACGTTGTACATTTTTCTGTCAAATTTCTCATTAGTTTTTTCGGAATCAAAAGAGTCACATTCATCTGATAAGAACTCAAATAACCCCATCGGATTTTTTAATAGCTGATTGATTGTATTTCTTATTTCAGAATTAGCCATTAGATAATCAAAAAAACTTATTGCACGGCAATCCCTGACAGCAGCAACTTCGTCCGTTACGAATGGAAAATATAGCTGGTCATCTAAGAAAGTGTATTTAATCAATCCGCCTTCGGTTAAAAAAGGCTTCGCGGTAAAAATTCCTGTTTCATTTTGGAAGACGAACGAGAATGGGGCCATACTTGGACTTTTGCTAATTCTCTCCATAACAAACATGACAGAAAAAATCTTATCGAATTTCAAATGTTTCACCTCCTTATTAGTATTTCAGCGGACCACTCGCTGATAAGGAGAGTATATCAAACGAAAGGGGTTTCATCATGGGAAAGACCGAAATACCAATAAAAAAACAGATGGAGATTTGGGAAATGAAATCTTGGGTTCCAATTGGCTGGGTGAAGTTCAAGATGGATATCAAGTCTGATACTTACCTGAGACGAAACATATTGCTGCCTAATAAAGAAGAACTTCAAAAGTTTGTTATATTTCCAGAAAAAAGAGGGGAACACTGGCGCTTTCATCGGGAACTGATGCAGGAATGGATTGATAATTACAGTCCGTCGCGGTGGCTAACATGAAAGAGCTATTGGATGAATTAAATGAACGTGATATCTCTCATAGACAATTCTTAGCAAATATCATTAACCTCTCTCAAAAGAAAAGAAGGAAAGCATTCATCACAGATAATAAAGCATTAGATAATTATGCGGAGCAGATTATAAAAATGGCCAGGAGGGAATTAGAAAAATGAAAAAACTACTACTCACACCAGATGAAAACGGCATTTGCCTTCTTCATGGCATCGTTGTTATCTCATTCTTGCTACTTACGCTGGGTATTGCAGGTGGCATCGAAAGGATGTTAATAAGCCTATGAGTAAACAACTATTCAACAATGGACGAAAAGAAGGCGACCCAACGATTCGAACCATTGGCTACAAGCAATTTCAATCGATTTTAGAATTTAGCAAGCAACATCCAACCGACGTTCCAAAAGAACAATGGTTAACCTTTGAACAAGGAAAGTTTCGCTTGATTGATAACAGCAAAGGTCAATGTATATACATGGCGTTCGATGACTTAGATGATGCAATCGCTTATTTGAAGGAGGTAAATGAGGATGGAAATGCAGACAAACATCTTTGATTTCTTGGATGATAAAGAATTAACGATTTATGACAAATGCTTAGTACCAGGTATTCAATTTTCACAACCTAAAGAGAATATACGAGAAAGACATCCAGATATGAAAGCTGTTGTGGATGAAAAAACAGGGAAACATCTTTTTCTAGCAAGTATTGAACCTTACGAAGATGATCCTTCGAATCTCTCTTTCTTTTATCAGGCACTTGATGGCTATTGGGGTGGGAATTATGCAACTAGAGATAAGAAACAGATTAAACGCTCACTGTTTCGGTTAAGCAATGAAATAAGTAAGGAATTAGAGGAGGAAGAACATGCAACACTTAGTAGTTTATAAAAAACAAGAGAATAGCATTTTGATTCAATTAAAAAAAGTAGTTGGTGATTCCGTTATCTGTGAATTAGAAGTACCAGGCAATAGCCCAGAAGCTTATGGACGCGCATTTAAAATTGGCGATAAGCTTCTCGAGCAAACAAAAAAAGCCACTGACAGCCGGTAAGCAAAGTCAGTGACAAAATAAAATGTATCTATAAGGAGGATTATACCATGAATAGAACAGATTTTGAAAGATTCTTGGAACCTAAGGAACCAAAAATAGTAGGAAGAGACTGGCAAAGTGAACCGATCTATGAGGGGGACGAGTATGTAGAGACAGAATATGGCTATGTTTTGTTTGATGAAATTACTGATTATTTAAGAAGCAACCAACTTGTCAAGGTAGCAGGAATGGAGGATTTCTAATGCGTGAAATTAATACGTTAGATATGGGCCATCTTGAATGGTTAGAGGCGAGAAGAACAGGAATTGGCGGTTCGGATGTTGGTTCTATTCTTGGTTTTAATAAATATAAATCCCCATATCAGGTTTGGTTGGACAAAACCGGTCAATGGAAGGAAGAACAGACAGATAACGAGCCCGCTTATTGGGGAAATGTATTAGAGGAAGTTGTGGCCAGAGAGTTTACAGAGCGCACCGGTAAAAAGGTGCGTCGCATGAATAAAATGTATCGCCACCGAGAGCATCCGTTTTTACAGGCAAATATTGACCGTGACGTCGTTGGGGAGCCGGCAATCCTTGAATGTAAGACTGCTAATACTTTTCTAGCAGATCAATGGGAGGGGGATAGTATCCCGGAGCAATACATTTTTCAAGTCCAACATTATATGAATGTACTAAACAGAGACTATGCTTATATCGCTGTTTTAATCGGAGGACAGAAGTTTATATGGAAACGAATTGAGAGGGATCAAGAACTGATACAACTTATCCAAGAACGATTAGTTGAATTTTGGGAAGTGAACGTCAAGCAGATGATTCCGCCTTCGATTGATGGTAGTGACGCTACGACCGCATTTATGAAAGAACGGTATGCATCATCGGAAGTTGGAAAAGAAATACTCCTTGGTCAAGCAGAGGACGAACTGATTGCTTCCTTGAAAGAACAGAAAGATATTAAAAAAATAATTGAGATTAATATTAGTCAAATTGAGAACCAATTAAAAGATAAGTTGGGACAATCCCATGCAGAGGTTGCCATCACACCATCCAACCTCATTACTTGGAAACCAGTAGTGTCAAATCGTATTGATACGAAGAAATTGAAAGCTGAGCAACCAACTATTTATGAAAAATATAGGAGAACAAGTACATCAAGAAGATTCTCTATTAAAGAAATTAAATAAAAGGGGCGTATAAAAATGGCGACAAACGACAGTTTAAAAAATCAAATGAATAGAAATACTGGAAATGCACCAGCTAATCCTGGACAAATGGGTTTGAAAGCATTGCTTGGAAGCCAGACAGTACAAAAGAAATTTCAAGATGTCTTAGGGGAAAAATCGCAAGGGTTCGTGTCTTCAGTACTGAGCTTGGTTAATAATGATTCCTACTTAGCACAATCAGATCCAATGTCTATCATGACGAGTGCCATGATAGCTGCAACCTTGGATTTACCACTGGACAAGAACCTCGGTTATGCCTACATTGTTCCATTTCGGGACTACAAGGATGGAAACAAGCAAAAAGGCCAGTTTATCCTTGGTTATAAGGGGTATATTCAGTTAGCGCAGCGTTCAGGTCAATATGAATCTCTTAATGCAATTCCTGTTTATGAAGGGGAATTGAAGTCATGGAATCGTCTCACTGAAAAGATTGAGTTTGATCCAGAAAGTAAAACATCTGATGCCGTAATTGGTTATGTGGGCTATTTCAGGCTCTTAAATGGATTTGAAAAAACAACCTATTGGACCAAACAAGAAGTCGAAGCGCACCGCATTAAAAATAATAAATCAAAAAATAAAACAGAACTATCTGGTGTCTGGAAGTCCGATTATGACGCGATGGCTGTTAAGACCGTTCTAAGAAACTTATTAAGCAAGTGGGGAATTCTATCGATTGACATGCAAACTGCAGTTAAATCAGATGAAACAGTCCAAACAATGGACCTCGATTCAGGAGAATTGAGGGATGTCACTCCAGAAAAAAGTGAGGAAGACTTACAAGTGAGCGATGCAATTCCCATGGATCCTGAAACTGGGGAAGTCATTTATCCTGAAGATACTAATGGACAAGAATCATTGTTCCAAGGAAATAGTACAAAACCAAAGAAGTAGAGAGGACTTCCTCTCTCCTTTAGAAAGGGGGAAACGGCATGGAGATTGGTTACATCAAACTTTATAGAAAAATAACCAATTCATTCGTTTGGACGAACCCCAATATGCTGAAGCTTTGGTTGTTATGTTTGATGAAGGCAAGTCATAGTGGAAATAAATTTTTATTCAATGGAAAAGAAATATCCGTGAACAGCGGAGAATTCGTCACAGGGCGCACTGCTATAACGAAAGAGATGAATGAGGGTGCTCCACGTGAACAACAAGTGAACAGCACTTCCGTATGGAGATGGCTTAAGAAATTTGAAGAAGAGCAGATGTTGGACATCAAATCAACCACAAAATACAGCGTCATATCAATAAAAAACTGGTACCAGTATCAAGTGAGTGAACAACAAGTGGACAACAAACGGACAACAACTGGACAACAAGTGAACACAATCAATAATGCAAAGAATGCTAATAATGCAAAGAATGCTAATACTAATAATAGTCGCAAATCCGGCAAGCGGACTTACGACGAAGATTCAATCCCTTATCAATTAGCTCAATTTCTTTTTGAAGAAATACAAAAGAATAATCCAGAGGTCAGAAAACCAAACTTACAAACTTGGTCAGATGATATTCGAAAAATGATGGAGCTAGATGGGCGTAAAGAGAATCAAGTTAGAAATATGATTAGCTGGTCGCAAGAACATGAATTCTGGAGTGGAATTATTTTATCGGCTAAAAAACTTCGTGAGAAATACGATCAGATGCGAACACAAGCATTGAATCCGAAACAGTCTAAGAAAGTTTATACCAGTCCAAACCCGAAAATTGAAAAAGAACCGGAATGGCTAAATCAAGAAAAAACCACTGAGGAAAAGTTACTACCAGAAGATGTACAAGCTCAATTTGAAGAACGGCTGAAGAAATTCAGAGAAGGAGTGAAATAAGATGGAGATTAACATTGTTGTTCCCGGGGAACCTGTCCCACAGGGCAGGCCCAAATTTACAACCAAACCATTTATAAGAGCCTACGATCCACCAAAGAGTGCAGCATATAAGAAATTAGTAGCCACATATGCGATGTTGAACAAACCGAAGAACCTACTAGAAGGTGAATTAGCAGTTCATATTGATATCTTTAAGGGCTCATTAAAAAGCTTCAGCAAAAAGAAAGCACATCTTGCTGAAACTAGAGTATTACGGCCCATTACCAAACCTGATGCGGACAACTATGCAAAAGGACCACTGGATGCATTAAAAGGGATCATTTGGAAAGATGATGGGCAAGTAGTTGAATTAATGGCACGAAAATTTTATTCAGCAGATCCACGGATTGAAATAACCGTGCGAACGTTAGACGAAGTACAAACAAATCTCATCTAGGAGGACATCATGATAAAGAAATCAACGACGCATTTTCTTGTCATACTTACTTTTTTGGTAGGAATATTTATATGTTTAACTACTGGTCTATTTATTGAATTGAGTAAGCAGGAAAAGAATCACCAACAAGAAATGTACGAAATAAGAACAGAATTGGTTGAAACTCAGGATCAATTAAGGAAAGCTATCTGGCATATAGAAGTATTGAATAAAGAAAATAGATTGAAGGAGTAGCGACTGCTGCTCTTTCTACTTGAGAGGGGTAAATTGTTGATAAAAGCAATTGGTATTCATACAGGCAAAGCGTATGCAACAGGAACTAATCCGGAAGAGGTCATGCGTCAATTACATGAAAAATATCCAACATTTGAAACTAAAGAAAACAAGCGAGATCGGGAATCTTTAAGAACCCCTATTCTTCCAGAGCCCGTGCAAATTTATAAATTTAGATAAAAATCCATGAACTTATGGAACGGAGGGAGCGTCATGTCTGGAATATCCTGGCAAAAAGACCAAGTCGCCTACATTAAGCGGCTAGAAACGGTAATAAGAGTAGAAAAACAGACGGTAGAAAAATACAGAAGGCAGAACAAACTGCTGAGAGAAGAATTGAAGAAAGTAAAGAAAAAGTTGAGGGAGGAAAAAAATGATAAATAACGCATGTTTGACTGGACGTTTAACTAGAGATTGTGATTTGAAATACACAGGAAATGGGAATGCAGTGGCATCTTTCTCGTTAGCAGTGAACAGAAGTTATAAACGAGAAGGTGAACCAGAAGCTGATTTTATTAATTGCGTTGTTTGGAATAAGACAGCCGAGGCTCTGGCTAACTACACTAAAAAGGGAAGTTTAATTGGCGTTACCGGACGCATTCAGAGTCGGAACTATGAGAACCAACAAGGCCAACGTGTGTATGTGACAGAAATTATCTGTAGTCAAATAGCTTTTCTAGAAACGCAAAAAACAAGTGCAGGAGGCACTTTATCTAACTCACAGATAAATACTCAAGAAAATATTTCAAGTCAAATTTACCCAGGAAATAGCGGTCAGAAATCAAGTTACGGGCAAGGCATAGATATCAGTGATGATGACATTCCATTCTAATCTATAAATAATTGAAGGGTGGTGGTCGTTATCAAGTATCAATGGCTTTTAGAATATCAACAACTGAAAGAAGAGATTGACCTCCTGAAATGGAAAATAAGAAAATCGGAACTGGAATTAGAGCGATGGATGGATCCAAGAGATTTGGGTAACCTAAAATTAAGCAAAGAATCTAAGTCTGCAAAAATAGAAAAGAATATTAAACGTGACGAAGCGATACTTAACGAAAAAGAATTATCAATGGAGGCTTTATTGATAATGATCAATCGCTTTACAGGTTTGGATAATAAAATTCTGAAAATGAAATACATTGATGGGAGAAGCTTAAAAGATATAGCTGAGGAATTGAGTTATAGTTATTCGTACATCATGACAAGACATGCTCAATTGGTAAAAGTTATCAAATTTATAGAAGACCTATAATCTACTATTTATCTATCATAGATTCATACTATGTTTTTCTAGCTTCTGATAGGTTATATTAATAGCATAATAAATTTATACAGACCTCCTTTTATTTTCCACCTCGCTAGGCGGGGTGGTTTTTGTTATAGTTATACTAAAAAAGGTGGAATCACAATGTTGATAAAGGATAATACAGCTTTATACTGGAAAGGAGAACGTTATATGTTCGAAAATAACTTTCAATGTGGTTATTGTGGTAGCATAACATCATCTGTTCAAGGTATGAGTTTACGAAATAAAACTAACCCTAATGATTCAGAGCAACGTGATGACAACAATGGAGTATACATATGCACTCATTGTAAAATGCCAACATTTCTTTGGCAGGATATACAAGTTCCGGGATTAAAATATGGTTCAAGAGTAGAAAATTTACCGGATATGATAGATCAAGTTTATACAGAAGCCAGAAACGCTTTTTCTTCAGGTGCATACACGGGGGTAGTATTACTTTGTAGAAAGCTTTTGATGCACATTTCAGTAGAATTAGGTGCGGGAACCAATCTTAAATTTATTGAATATGTTAATTACTTAGAGGATAAAAAACATATTACTGTTAGAAGTAAAGATTGGGTTGATTCAATTAGAAAAAGTGGTAACACATCCACTCATGAAATTGAAATAGCTTCAAAAGAAGAGGCTGAAAGAATGATTAAATTTTCAGAAATGATTTTAAAAACTAACTTTGAATATCCTGCAGAATTTGGAATATGAAATGATTAAATAAAGATTAAGACCTCACACGAGGTCTTTTTTAATACAAAATAAGTGAGGTGATGCGTATACTTATGAAATTAATTGAGCAAGCAAAGCTAAAATCAAACGACACGACATACAAAGATTCCAAAGCACGCGACGCATTCTATCAGTCACAAACCTGGCGAATGAAGCGTAAACACATTCTCGAGCGCGACAACTATGAGTGCCAAGTGACCAGGGCTGAAGGTGGTGTGTGCCAGGAGAAGCTAATTGTTCATCATATTAAACCACTGGAGTACTTCCCATCACTTGCGCTTAACGATGACAACCTGATAACCGTAACGCAATCTAAACACAATATCATCCATGAATTGAGTGTGGCCAAGTTCCAAGACGAGTGGTGGTAAGCAGTTTTCAGAGAGGATACCCCCGTGAAAAGTTTCAGAATATTTTATTGTTCTGTTCAGCGGGTGCATAAGCCTCTCCGGGAAAATTTCAAAAATAAAATCATTGAGAGGGGGGGTTAGATGGCGGAGGTCTCTATAAAAAGATTAAAAGAATACTTGATGGAAAATATTGACACATCTGATTTAGTCGAAGTAGACAAGGTCAATCGCTACTGCAGCTTGACTTCTACGATGCGGAAGTTGCGAGCCAAAGTAAATAAAGACGGTGTGACCACTACGACAGTAAACGCGAGTCAAAAGTTTACGAAAGCACATCCGGCACTGGATAAAATGATTGCAATCAACACGCAATTGCTGAATATTGAGAAGACGTTTCGTTTTTCTGTATCTGATTCGTCATCAACGGATGATAGGCCCCTCGACGATGAGGAGCTGGTATAGTGCTGAGCCAAAAGTATGTGGATGCCTATATCGATCAATATCGTGACGATAAAATTGTGCTCAATGAAGAGAGAATTTTGCTAATCAAATGGATTGAAGAAAAAATATACCCACGTGATGATATGTGGTTCAACGATGAGATGATTGACGATTGCATCAGTTTCATAGAAAAGTGGTTTTTTAAGTTAGAACCGTTTCAAAAGTTTTTGATTGCATTCGTTTTTTTATTTTACAAAGGGAAAAAGAAAGTGGTTTTTAATAAACACTTCTGGACTCTTGCACGTGGGGCTGGGAAGAATGGACTCGCTTCTGCCCTCAGCGCTTACTTCATTAGTCCACGACATAACGTAAAAGGATACAACGTGGGGATTGTGGCCACTTCTGAGGACCAAGCAACGACTTCGGTAGAAGAAGTTTTTAACGTGGTTGATGACAACAAACCGTTACAGAAATTCTTTAAGCATAACGTTTCTAAAATCACATCCCGCTTAAATCGAAATTGGTTTAAGTACTACACCAGTAATGCCAAAACAAAAGATGGAGCCCGGTTGGGTTGCATCTTTTTTGACGAAATTCATGAGTACACGACGAATGACATCATTGAGGTGTTTACTTCTGGTTTTGGGAAACGTCCTTACAGTAGACGGTTCTTCATTGGGACAACCGGTTTTGTTCGAGACGGTGTGTATGATGATTTACTGCGACGCAGTATGGATATTCTAACAGGGAAAATTGATGATTTAAGCTTCTTCCCGTTTGTTTGTAAGCTAGACGGCATCAAAGAAGTAGATGATCCTACGCTATGGGAAAAGGCAAATCCTATGTTCCACCAACCTATGAGTGAATATGCAGAAATATTATTTGACGAAGTAGAGTCCGATTATAAAGATTTACCATATGGCGGCGACAAGATTAAGTTTATCGTTAAGCGGATGAACTATTCCGATATCGATTCACAAAATGATGTGGCCAATAAAAAAGATATCCTGCGCGCAAATAAAGTACTTCCTGACCTAAAAGGATGGAAGGCCATTGCATCACTGGACTTTGCAAGTAACAAAGACTTTGTTGCAGCCGGCTTACTATTTCGTGATAACGATAAATATTATTGGAAGACGCACTCGTGGGTATGCCAAACCTTTTTAGATAACTATCAATTAGAAGCACCGATTGAGGAATGGTCCAAGCCTGATTTTGAGAAGAAGAGAGGACCTTTGCTGACCATTGTGGATGATGTGGATATCAATATTCAATTAATCGTTGATTACTACGTTTCCATGAGGCAAGTATACGACTTCGATACCATCATTATTGATAATTATCGAAAAGATATTGTTCAAAAAGCATTAGAGGACGTTGGGTTTACTGTCATCGTTGTTTATAAATCAAAAGCCATTGCTGCCGGAATCGGAATTCGAATTCAGTCCTTGTTTAGTCGACAGTTATTATCGTGGGGAGTTAATCCATTGATGAATTGGTACACGAATAATGTGTGGGTGGACCGGGATCAATATGAGAATCTGGTATTCAAGAAAAAAGAACGTGTAAGAAGAAAAATTGATGGCTTTATGGCATTTATGTTAGCAGTTTGGAAAAGTGATGAGTTGCTGGAATCAGGACCAAAAACATTCGATTATGATGACACGTGGATATTCTAGGAGGGTTTTAGTTGGTAAAAGAAATGATGGATTTACTCAATGAAATAGAATCACTATTAGTTTTGGACGAAACCGATAATGCCCATGATAAACAGTGTAATGATATGGCGTTGAATCATCTTAAAATTGCACATGAATGGCAAAAACGAAAAATTAAAAAGCCTCCGGATACCAACACGTTTAAAGATGTCCGTTGCTCCGTCTTCGGGAGGTGATTCAATATCTACTGGCGGTGTGGTACGTCATAATTGAATTTATTAAACGAGGGAGTGTTGCAGGTGGACGAAGAGAAATTTCCTTTCTTAACAGATATGGAGAAACATTTTAACGAAAAGGATTTAAACGCCTTTCAAGAACAATTAATTACGGATTTATCATTGAATGGATTTACAACAGATGAAGTTGCAGCATTACTTTTCAGTACGATGAAAATCGTATTGAGTCAAAAGGAAAACAAGCAGATGCTTCGAAATAAGTTTAGTATTGATATCGAAAAGTTGGGTCCTGAAGGTGTCCTTGCGGTTCAACGTGCGCTCTTGGAATCTTATATTATAAAAAATAAAGAAAGCTTTTAAGTCATCGTAATCGGATGACTTTTTTTATACGAGAAAGGTGGTGATTCTGATTGGTGTATTAAATTATATAAGAAACATGTTCACACCGCCCATTAGTGATTGGGAATTTTTAATTGATGATTTTGAAAAGACACACTTAAAACAAGCAGCCCTTGATACGGTTTTAGGACGGATTTTAGCCAGTGCCAGCTTGGTCGATTTTCGAACAAAGGATGAAGAGCTTTCATATCTGCTCAATGTCGCTCCAAATTACAATGAAAATGCAAAAGATTTTCGTTCTAAACTTCTAACACACTTGTTACTAGATGGCGAAGTAGTTGTGGTTCAGATTAACAATATGTGGTACATCGCGGATGCCTTTACGGTAAATGACCGGGTCATGACGGAAAAAACGTATTCGAATATTTTTATAAATGGCTTGGATTTAAAAAAGCCATTTTTGGCAAGCGAAGTGTACCACTTTCGGTATTACAACACGAAGCTGAGTAAGTTTATAAAACAATTAGATGATTCGTATGCAAAGTTGTTTACACGATTAATAGACGTGCAACTGCGGCAAAATCAATTACGGATTTATACAAAATTCAAAGGAATCAGTAACCCAAGTGGTCAAGAAGACGATGTAAAAAAATATAAGAATTATCTACAAAGTCTATCGACTGCCTTACGAGAAAATTCAGTGGTTGTCTCCCCTCGAAATGATGCCTACGAGTTAGAAGAAAAAACCGATAATTACTTGGGGCGATCTGTAGACGAGCTTCAAAAGTTAGAAAATATTTATATTGGAAAAGTGGCAAACGCCTTACAACTGTCACCCCTTTTATTTACAGGTGATTTAGCCGATGTCAGTCAGCATGAAAAGAATGCCATCAAATACGCCATTCGTCCCTTATTTGAAATCATTACAACTGAAATAAGTAAGAAGTATTTTGGAAAAGAGTATGCGTGTGACCTTATCGCCAATTTGATTCCCCTTACTTATAACAATGAGTTCGAAATGGCAAAAGATATTGAAAAGATTGTGGGGAGTGCAGTCTTTACACCAGATGATGTGCTTGAAATGCTGGGACATGAACGAACAAACCTACCCGTTATGAAGGAACATTACTTAACAAAAAATATGGAAGCATTAACCGAGAAAGGGAGTGAGGAAGGGAATGCCAAAAATTAAAAATATACCGTTTCAGGCAACGAACCAACTAGAAAACGGGAAAAAAATTCTGACTTTAAGCGGAAACATTCGGAAACGGTATTACTCCGAAGACAAGTCAATCGATGCCAGTTTAATAAAAGATGCGTTAGATGATGTGACCGACGATATTATTATCCGTTTAAATTCCAATGGTGGCGATGTTTTTCAAGGCATTGAAATTTATAACTACTTAAAAAATCATGCTTCGAACATTACGGTAGAAGTGACCGGTGTTGCTGCAAGTGCGGCTACTTTCATTGTAGCAGGTGCAGACAAAGCGATTATGAACACGGGAACAACTTTTATGATTCATGAAGCAAGTTCATTTGCATGGGGAAATAAAGCGGAATTACAAAAAGTACTCAATGCATTAGAGGTCATTGACGATTCAATCATTGCCATTTACACCAAAAAGACAGGGCAACAAAAGGATCAATTGATTACCTGGATGAAAGAGGAAAAATGGTTTACTGCTGAAGAAGCTGTGAAATATGGATTTGCTGATGAAATTAAAGAAAAACAAAAAAATGTCGAAAATCAAATTGATATTGCTGCTTTAATTAATCACTCAGTTGCAGAGGCTATGCGGGAATTTGCTGCAAAGGCTCAGGTTAGTAACACGGTTGAAACACCTAAAGAAACTAAAAAAGAAACACCTAAACAAAAATCCTTATTAAACAAATTGAGAAAAGGGGAATAAAGATATGCCATTAAAAATTACAGACAAAACTGCAGAGGCAAGAGTTAAATTTAATAATATTTCTTCAAAAGAGGATGCAACACCTGAGCAAGTAAATAACGCTTTAGAATCATACGTTACTGCAATTGCTGAAGACGCTGGGAAACAAGTTCGTGATGAATATGAAGAGCTAAAAAATGTTAACGATAACCAAATTTTACAAGCTCGAGGCATTCATGTTCTGACTGCTGAAGAAAATCGTTTTTACAATGAAGTAACAAAGGCTGGTGGATTCCAAAAGGACGAAATTTGGCCAGAAACAATCTTAGAACGTGTATTTGATGATATTCAAGAAGAACGACCATTATTGAAAATGGTTACTTTCTCTCCATCTACTGCCAAAACAAAATTTATTCGTGCCCGTCGTAAAGGGGTAGCCTTTTGGGGAAGTCTTCATAAAGATTTAGAAGGCCAATTGGATGCAGAGTTCGGAGCAACTGAGTTTACTCAACTTGCTTTGACAGCATACTTCTTAATCTCAAATGACACTTTAGACTTAGGGCCACGCTGGGTAGACCGTTTTGTTCGTTTATGCTTACAAGAAGCGATTGCGGAAGCTTGGGAAACAGCTATTATCTCTGGTGATGGTAATGAAGCTCCAGTAGGTTTATTAAAAGACTTAGAAGGCTCCGTTGTAGGTGGCGTTTATCCAGATAAAGCTTCTGCTGGGACCTTAACATTTAAAGACGCTCCCACTATGGTAAAAGAATTATCAGGAGTGTTGAAACGTGCTTCTAAATACACGCATAAAATTGGGAAAAATGATGAAGGAAAAGTAGAATATCGTAAAGTTTCTGGAAAAGTATATTTGATTGTGAATCCAGTAAACTACTATGACATTGTTGCTAGAGTAACCACTCAAAATGCAAATGGCGTTTTTGTAACCAATTTACCTTTCATTGCTCAAGATCACATCATCGAATCATTAGAAGTACCAGAAAATAAATTATTAGCTTTTGTTGGTGGTCAGTATGACGCTACGCAATCTCGTGCCGAAAAAGTATATGTGTACAAAGAAACATTCGCTGTAAAACGTGCCACTCTTTATGCCGTTGACTTATTGGGTAATGGGCAACCAGCAAACAACGATGCAGCTCAAGTATATGATATCGCGATTCCTACTGATGTTGTTGGTGGTTAAGAAAGGAGATAATAAAATGGCTAAATTTGTTGCAGATATTGATTTTAGAGGGTTCAAAGAAGAAAAGGATTTCAAAAAAGGTGACGAGTTTGAAATGAACGTTGAACGGTCAAAAGAAATTGAAACAACTATTTTTAAAAACTTCCCTCACATTAAAAAAGTCATGACCCGTATTGATAACAAGGACGAACCGGACAAAAAGGAAAAAACAAAATCCTCTAAAAAAGAATAGGAGGGTTCCTATGGCAGCAGATGTTAAAAATGAAATAGACCCACATTTAAGCGATTTAAAAGCGTACCTTCACATTGTATCAAGTGAAGACGATACCAATCTAAAATCATTATTAAATACAGCTCACGCTACCTTAAAAAGGTGGTGTGGGTTGTTTGATTTAGAGAACGAAGAAGGAAAGCAACTTGTTTTTGATTATGTACGCTATATGCACGCAGGGGCCAGTGAATATTTCTATAAGAACTTCCAAACACAAATTATCAGTTTCGGTTTTAGCTTGATGGAGGTGCCGGCTGATGATGCGATTCCTAAAAACAAATGAACTCGTGCAGCAAGTGTACAACGATGGAATTGTTGAACTAAAAGAAAAAGTTCCGTCCCTAGACGAATATGGGACTCCAATTCCGGGTCGTTATACCTATGAATTGCAATTAAAATCCTGGTGGCGAACTTTAGGAATCACCAGTCAAGAGGATCTCAATGCAAAAGCCATTGAAAAAACACTGACCAAAAAGATTGGGCTTCCAGGTAATCAAGAAGTGAGTTCTAGGTGGCGTGCTTTTATTGGGACAAGAGAGTTTGAAATTTTCCGTTCTTACTATAATTATAAAAAAGATGAAACAGAAATTAGTTTGGTGGAGGTGGACAAATGAGTAGTAAAAAAGAAATATTTGAAATCCTTAAAAAAACAAAGATTCCTGTCAGCTATAACGAGTCCACCACTTCTGTTTTACCTAAAATGGTCATGTCATTTGTTTCAAACGTATCGAGTCGCTTGAGTAATAAAAAACACAATCGCTATTTACGCTATCAGGTGATGTATTATTCAGACCGTGCACTCGATGTCGAAACAGATGCGACTTTAATTAACATTGAAACCATGCTAGAAGAAAAAGGATTTATTTCAACAGACTGGATGGAAATCACAGACATCGATATCGACAGTGAAATCGGAAGTTACGATTATCTCATCGAGGTGATTGGATGAAGTCCTTTGGTTTTGATGACGTTCAGACTGATTTTAATAAGTTGGCCAAGAATGCAGATGATGTTAAACCGGAAACGAAAAAGTATGCGATTAAAATGCGGGATCGTGCGCGAGCCATTGCACAAGCAAAAAAACTGGTCCGCTCCGGTGCAGGTGTAAGCGGGATTGAAATTGAAGATACCGACAAAGGGGCAGATGTAGGTTGGAGTCAACGCCCCATATTCCATTTATATTTCCATGAGATTGGTTTTCATGCACTCGATAATAGACATGGGAGAATACGATTGAGTAGAAATTCAAAAGGGAAACGTGCTCGGGTATACAGCAGTAAAAAGGCAACTTATATCTCTCCAAAACCACATATGCGACCAGCATTTGATGAATTAGAACCAGCGTATTATCAAGCAATTCAAAAAACATTAGAAAAAGGAGTGTAACAACATATGGTAGCAACAAAAACATATGAAAAAAGAACATTATTAACCGGTGTCGGGAATATGTACTTACAAATGATGACAACGGAGGATACGCCCGATACAGCACCAGTCTATGCAGAAACAGTCTACGAGACACCTTCATTAGATAAAGTAGCGGTCACTCTTGAAATTGCAGAAAAAGAAATTTATCTATCTAACAAATTGCACGACAATTTAACGGCTGTTAAGTTTGCCAATATCACAGTGGATGCGGGGTACTTTCCAACTGGCTTTGCGGAAGAAGCACAAGGAATGATTAAAGTTGGGGGCGGTTGGTCGATGCCAACGAATCCAAAGAAAAAACCATTCCGTTTAGCGATTCCGATTACTGATACTGCAGGGGATGAAATCATCTACAACTTTACAAAGTGTATCTTAAGCCCGGTCAATATTAATGGCGAAACGCAACGTGAGGATATCAGTGAACAATTACGCCAGTATGCCATTAAAGCAGTTGTCCCTTATTTCAAAGGAGAAGCTGAAAATGAATTGGTTTACCATCAAATGGATCTAGCGGTTCCTGAAAATAAAACAAAATACGATCGTGACAAATTGTTAACGCAAGGTTGGTACGATACTGCTACTGCTACGGCAGCTGAGAAAGTAGTGGGTGGATAATGTCTGTATTTGTAAAAAGTTTGAAAACATTTGAATCAGATATTACAGGGGAGCCAAAAAACTACCGGATTAATAATGCGGTTTGGGTCATTCTTAAATCAGACTTCAAATTGAGCCAGAGCGAATGGGCAGAAGGCTATGGAAGAGATGAAGTGTTGTATGGGGCTAAATTCGTAACGTGTGTGTTAAGAGCAAATGGGTTGGAAACAACCGAGACTGAAGTGATTGAAAACACCAATTCAGTGGATATTATGCGCTTTATTACCAGTTATCAAGTGTCCATGTTGGAAAATGAATCAGAAAAGAAGGACGAAGAGGATAAGAGCGAGGGAAAGTAGAGGAGCCCGATTGGGACTTCCTCTATTTTTTGTCGAAAGAATTTTTTCAAATGCCTCTAAATGAGTTTTTATATGATCACGATTTAAATTCACTAGCAGATTTATTAAATCGCCATGCGGAGTTTAATGGCCTACTGCCAGATAAAAATGAAGAAAAAGTAATGGAAACATCTAACCCGAGGGAGTTCTTTTTATAGAACTCTCTTTTTTTATAATGAGGAGGTGAATAGATGGCATTAAGAAAAGCAGGGATTAGCTTAACGATTGAAGGACAAGCGGCTTATAAGGCAGGTATTACCGATATCAACCGCGAGATGCGCTTGTTGGCACAGGAGTCGAAGTTGGCAGTTGCTCAATTAGGTACGCAAGCTAGTCGTCAAGCAACGTACACGACTGAGATGGATAATTATTCGAGGCGTATCGAAGTGGCAACAGGTAAAACAAAAATGTTAGCCAGTCGTCAAAAAGAATTACCAGGAATTCAAAATCAGTTGAGTAAAAGTTTAAAGACAACCAATGCAGCTTATCAGGATTCTGCAAGTAAAACAGAACGTTTGAAGAATAACTACGAACAAATGAGCCAAGCATTAGGACGGAATCATGAAGCAACTCAAGAAGCAAAAAAAGTCTATCAGGATTCGAAAGCTGAAACAAAATTACTTGGGGACGAAGTGAAGTCGTTAGAGAAATCATTTGCTGCGACAGATAAAGAATTAAAAAATATTCCGTTCTCATTGAACCAAGCCGAACTTGCCAGTCAGCAATTAAGAAACGAAGCGCAGAAACTTCATGAAGAATATCGCAATGCCGGCGGACGCTTAGCAGATACGGCAGATAAATTTAGAGGGTTTGGCGATACCTTAACACGTACAGGCGATGTGATGAAGGGAGTCGGCTCTGTTGCTACGAAGTACTTAACAGCCCCGCTACTCATCGGTGGCGCTGCTGCTATTAAAGCATCGATTGATTTCGAAAGTGCGTTCGCTGGGGTAAAAAAGACAGTGGATGAAGTTTATGATTCAAATGGACAGTTGGTCATTTCTTATGAAGATTTATCGCAAGGTATTCGTGATATGGCAAAAGAGTTGCCAGCAACCACAACGGAGATATCAAATGTTGCTGAATCAGCCGGTCAATTAGGTATTCAAACAGAAAATGTATTAAGTTTCTCAAAAACAATGATTGATATGGGTGAGTCTACCAACTTAGCTGCAACAGATGCTGCTACTGCTTTAGCACGATTCGCTAATATTACGGGGATGTCACAAGATAAATTTAGTAATTTAGGAAGTTCCATTGTTGATTTGGGGAATAATTTCGCAACCACAGAAGCTGAAATTGTTAATATGGCACTCAGGTTAGCTGGTGCTGGATCTCAAATTGGATTAAGTGAAGCAGATATTCTAGGACTGTCAACGGCTCTTAGTTCAGTAGGGATAGAGGCAGAAATGGGCGGTTCAGCTTTCAGTAAAGTTATGATTCAAATGCAGTTGGCCGCTTCTAAAGGTGGGCAAAAGTTAGAAGATTTTGCACACATTGCAGGCATGAGCGCCTCAGATTTCAAGACAGCATTTGAGACCGATGCGGTTGGTGCGATTAGTGCATTTGTTCAAGGATTAGGTAACGCAGAAGAAAAAGGAACAACTGCCATTGAATTACTAGATGAAATGGGAATCAAAGAAGTACGGTTACGCGATGCCTTGTTACGTGCCGGTAATGCCAGTGAACTATTTGCTGAAGCAGTTGGCACTTCAAATAAAGCTTTTGAGGAAAACACGGCCTTAACGGAAGAAGCAAGCAAGCGCTACGAAACAACAGAATCGAAATTACGAATACTCAAAAACCAAGTGACCGATACAGCCATTGAATTTGGTGGGCCATTAGTGGATGCCTTACGAGATGGATTAACAGCCGCACAACCACTCATTGAGGGAGCCGGTGACTTAGCGAGAAGCTTCTCTGAAATGGACGAAGAATCGCAACAAGCCATCATTAAATTAGGACTCTTTGCATTAGCAGGTGGGCCTGTTCTTTCCATGTTAGGAAATATTACCGGCGGTCTTGGAACAGTTAGCACAGGTGTTGGAAATCTGGTTCAAGGGTTTGGGAAGTTGACAACACCCAAATTAATCAGTGATACCAGTTTAGCCTTTGGAACAGTGACAACGGGCGCCACAACCTCTGCCACACAAGTGAGTGCCTTAACGGGAATGATAGGCGGGTTGCCGGTGGTTCTTGGTATTGCAGGCGCTGCAATGCTTGGATATACCGCTTGGAAAATTTGGGGAGAAGATGCTTGGAACGCTGCGCAACGAACAAAAGAGTGGGGAACCGATGTCGGCGAAACTGTTGGAACGACTTTAGATGAAATCAAAGGGTTTAGCGAATCGGCTACTGGTCAGTTCAGTCTCATGGCGCAAGGATTAGGCGGAAACACGGAAGAAATGTCCGCTAATTTTGCCAGTATGGGCGAAGTCATCGAAAGTAGCTTGAAGGATCGTATTTCTAAATTGGATGAGTTAATAGCGGGACTACCAGATACAGTTAGAACGTCTTTAGAAAAAATATTAGAAGAAGATAAAAAACAAGCTGAAACCTCTTTAGCCATTGTAGAAGAAAACAATGCACGAATTGCTCAAATACGAGAAGATGCTGCCAATCATAATCGTGACTTAAGTATTTTAGAAGCCGCAATGATTAAAGATATTAATCAAGAATCTGCTGAAGCTTATGTGAACACACTTAAAATATCACAACAAGAAAAACAAACGATTCTAGATTCGATGAACGGTGATGTGGAAAAAGCAAGCCTTGAAGAAGCTCGTATATGGGCTCAAAACTTAGCTGAACAACGTAGAGAACAAAAGCAACACTATGCTGAACAGAAGAAGGATTACTTGGAAGGGCTAAAAGATTTAGGTTACAGTCCAGAATTTATTGAAGAACAAGAAAAAGTTTGGGATAAAGCAAATAAAGCTACAACAGATGGAATTGACCAGCAACTAGCTACAATTTCAGAAAAGTATCCTGAAATCTTAGAAGAAATTTCTCTTTACAATGGACAATTGATTGACTCTTCAGATGAGACGTCTCAAGGAATGATTGAAAACAACCATCGACTTGTTGAGAGCGCACGTTCTCTATCTGGTGAAGTTGCTGCAGCTGCTGAACGAAATGCAGAAAAATTGGCTTGGATGGGCGATGAAGCAACGCTTGCAGGAAGAAAGTGGAACGAAATTATATTAGATCCACATACAGGAGAAGTAAGCTCTAATGTTCGAGAAGTAGTCATTGAAGCTGGTAAGGATTCTGAAAAATGGAATGCCATGCGGTTTCAATTGAATAATGCTGATTTAGATTCAAATGCCAAACGAATTATCGGAGAAGCTGCCATTGCGAATAATCAATGGGACGGCATGGCTTGGGTAGATAAAGAAGCTGTTCTTCAAGATGATTTTTCAGTAACCATGTACCAAGCGTTAGAAGAGTCTGGTAAATGGAATGAGTTAACACTGCCTGAAAAAACAGCATTCCTCTACTCAAACACACCTGAAATTATGGCGCAAACGATGTTCGATTTAGGATTATGGGATGCTTACCAAGCAGAGATAAAGAACTTGGATGCAGATAATTACTCGATTCTCAATGCGATTTCCCAATCAGAAACGGCATTGGCTGAATATAACGCCCTTTCTCCTGAATTAAAAAGTTTACTAGCTGAAGATCCTTCGACGTTAACTTTCGAGCAATCGAAACGTGCACTGGAACAATACAACAGTGTGAGTCCTGAACTTAAAGAGTTACTCGGACAAAATAGCGATATTGTATCTAAATTTAATACCGTTGAAAGTCGGATTAGTAACTACAATTACAACGTTAATCCAGGTCCTAAACACTTGCATGCTACTTCAGATGTTGAAGGAGTTGTAGGCAATGCCCATGCTTCGTTAGATGGGATTAGCGGTAGAGAAGTCAACACGTATATTAATACACATTATAGAACGTATGGCTCGGTTTCTGATGCAGCAATAAGAGGTCCCATGCCAATTGGATATGCACGTGGGACAAATTATCATCCCGGAGGCCCAATGGTTGTAAACGACCAAACAGGACCTATTTTTAAAGAGCTCGTCTCGTTTCCGGATGGAAGGAATTTAGTGCCTGAAGGAAGGAACGTCCTGATTCCCAATGCACCACGTGGGACAAAAGTTTTAAAAGCTTCGTTAACGAAAAATAAAATTCCTAGGTATGCAGATGGTGTTGGTTATAATAGCTCAACTTTATCTGTTGAAAATGATGACCACATACTGGTTCAACTAATAAGAGAAATTAAACAACTCGCACGTTCACCTATTACAGTAGAACTTGATATAGATGGGAAACTGATTACTAGAGCACTCGCTAATCCGATGCGGAAGGAATTCGAACGAATAGATATTGACCAATCAATTATTTCAAGGGGGCGAAGAAACTAATGACAAGAAGCCAAACAGCTCTTTTTAACGACCAAAAACTAACGGATGTAATAACAATTACAGCTTTATATAAAGGAATAAATTTGGGTAGAGTGAGTAAAACAAGAACTAGAAATGGAAGTAGAGGGGTAGACTTCTTAGGATATTCTTCTGAAATACCCATTTTTTCAATGGAATTTGTATTTAAGTCAGATATTGAAAATGCAAGCGATAAGCTTGCTCAAATGTTAAATGTGACAGAACCTAAAGAGTTATGGTTTAGTTCGAAGCCCAATATTATATACAATGCTTTTCCAAGAGGAAATATCTCAATAGACGAAAAGTCTCCTTTTGGTGATGGTGTTATCGAATGGGAAATTCCAGATGGTGTCGCTTATAAAAAAGGACTGGACAATGGCTATGATAATAACGAAACGAAGGATTACATCTTAATAAACAATCCTGGAACTGAAAATATAGAGTTGCGAATGGAAGCTTACTTTAAAGGCGACAGTGGCTTTTTAGGTCTGTCCGGACCACTAACAAATGTTTTGATAGGCGATTTAAAAGAAGTAGATGGTGTTGACTATAAACGTTCAGAGCGTCTTTTTGATGATGCTATGTTTCAAGATAGAAGTTGGGTCGCTAATGCAGGAGTTGTTCCAAAAGTAACAAGTAACCCAAGGCAAGCTGGTACGATGTCTTATAAGAAAGAAACAGCTACGGAAGGATATGCACACCCGACTTATTATGGGCCTGTAGTAGGCGACTGGAGTGGTCCTTCTATTACAAAGATAGTTCCGACTGATACCGAAGGGATTTACCCTACGTCATGGAAATCAGACTTCCGACTAGACTTTAATACAGACGGTGGGGTCAAACAAAAAGAACAAGTGGGACATAGCTCGATGTCTTATATAGATCAGAATGATAAGATTATCGTTTCAATTGTAATTGAAGACAATTTTGGTTATGCAGAGAGAAGTGACTTTGCTGTCTACGTGAGAGATAAACGCGTGTTCGATAGCCGAAACACCACAAGTTATTACTTTACCGCACGGCCTGGACAAGGAAACCAAATTTCAGTATCTTTAATGGATGGTAAGGTTAAAGTACAATTAACTAAAGATAGTAGAGATAAAAAGAGACGTAAAACACAAGTGTTAGACTTCCCTTTTAAAGAAAAAAATGTTTTTTTACGTAAAGTAACCTGGTACGCAGCTCGTTATAAGGGCCATGCTCCAATCCAAAATAATTTACTACGAGCCATTAATTTAACAAAATATAACGTGGTAAAATGGAGAGACCTTCCTAACAAGTTTATGAAAGGCGATCTTTTAGAATACGGAAGAGACAACTATACATTTTACTGTATTCTAAATGGACAAAACGAGTTAAGACTTCGAGATCTTGGAAGTACAACCATCCTAGCCCCGCCTGGACAAAGTATTATTAATATTTTACATAGTGGGTTTAGTGAAGTTCCTCAGGTTCTTTTATCGGGAAGGGTGCGATATTTAATATGATTTTTACTCTGACAGACCGGTCTTATAACCCCTTAGCAACTTATGAAACCTCTGACTATTCTATTAATCACTATATAAAATCAATTATTAAAAGTTTAGACCTCAATATTTCTACCGTGGCAGAAGAAACCGGTCTCTGGGAGTCCGGTTATTATATTATATGTGAAGACCCGAACGGACATAAGTATTGGTTTACAATTTTTGATGTCGAAGATGATTTAAATAGTGATGAAAAACGAATAAAAGCTTACAGTGGGACCATTGATATCGTGGGAGAAGATGCTAATCCTATTACATCACCTTCGGAGCCAAAATCCTTTGAGTGGTATTTTGACCGGCTCTTCTATGACACTGGTATCACACTGGGTACAAATGAAATCTCTGATCTTAAAAGAACATTAGAATTTACTTCTGTGGTTAGTAACACCGAGATGCTACAATTTGTATTAAATGGTTTTGATAACGCGGAAGCGGATTTAGCTGTTGAATTTAAGGGAAGCGTTCCAACTAATATTGTATTACATGTTTTTAAACGGATAGGAAAAGAAGAGCCACAGGTTGTGTTTAGTGATGAAGATGAAACATTAATCTCTTTAAGTCGAACTAATTCTATTTCTGAACTAGCCACAGCGTTATATCCTGAAGGAGTAACAGAAGGAGACTCAGAAAAACCTTTGACACTTGTTGGAAGATATTTTGAAGAGAAAGACGAGTCTGGGAATATTAGTTACTACTCCCCAGAAAATTCACCGCGTATCTACTCTGTGAAAGGCCGTGAAAACTTTTTTGTAGAGTTACCTGGTAAAGAGTATGGAGAACACGAAGGCTATATAAACAGACGGTACAGTTCTCAAGCAGATACTAGAACTGAACTCTGGCGTGAGGGTTTAATACAAATTAAAAAGATTGACCATCCCCAAATAGAATATAAAATAAAAGGTTTCCAACCCTGTCATATCGGAGACCAGGTTCAAGTGGTAACAAATAAATTAAAACCACCCGTTACAATTGAAGCGCGAATTTTAGAACACAAGGCAAATTATGATTTACCTGAATTGAACGAATATGTGTTTGGAAACTTTATAGAAATTGAAAGTCAAATGGATGCATTTACAAAAATTGTAATAGAACTTAAAAAGAATTTAAATTCTATTGCTTCTCAAGTGATAGAGTACAGTTTATCTACACAGGGGGTAGACCCGCCCACTTTGGGTTGGCAATTAGTGCAACCATCTCTTGAAAAAGGAAAGTGGCTCTGGACCCGAATGACCACACTTTTAACGAATGGGGAGAAAACAATTGCTTATTCGGTGGCTTATTCTGGTACAGATGGGGCAAAAGGTGAACCGGGTACAGACGGACGTACACCCATTAAGGGGACAGACTATTTTGATGGGAAAGACGGTCAAGATGGGAAATCCTCTTATTTGCATGTCCGTTATTCTCAAAATCCAAATGGTAATCCCATGACAACAGATCCTACAAATGCAAAATACATCGGGATAGCGACAACCCAAACGTCTACTGCGCCTACTGGATATGCCTCTTATAAATGGACTTTATTTTCCCGTGATGGAAACCCAGGAGAACCGGGAGCAGATGGGCGAACGTCGTACCTTCATATCAAATATTCAAATGATGGTGGAAAAACGTTCACTGGAAATTCTGGGGAAGATGTGGGCGCATGGATTGGGACGTATGTTGATTTTACGCAAGCTGATAGTACGGATGTCAGCTCGTATACTTGGTATAAAGTGAAAGGTGAAAAAGGAGATCCTGGTGAACGTGGTCTACAAGGACTGCAAGGTCCGGACGGGAAGCAAGGAATACAAGGTCCAAAAGGATTAGATGGCCTTCATTCCTACACGCACATTGCTTACGCGGATAATGTCACGGGCACATTAAACTTCTCTCATGAGAATCCGGACCGACTCTATATCGGAATGTACGTAGACAACAGCCCAAATAGTTCAAGTACACCAAGTTATTATAATTGGACGAAAGTCAAAGGAGCGGATGGTTCCCAAGGGATTCCTGGTGCGAAGGGGGCGGATGGTAAAACAAGTTATCTTCATATTGCATACGCAAACAGCGCAAATGGGGTTACAGGGTTTTCAACAACGGTGAGTGCAGGTAAAGCTTATATTGGACAGTATACAGACTTCACTTCAGCTGATTCTAATGATCCTAATAAATATTCCTGGACTTTAATTAAAGGTGAGAAGGGAGATAAAGGTGACTCGGGTCCACCGGGTTTGGACGGTTTACAAGGTCCAAAAGGTGACCAGGGTATTAAAGGTGATAAAGGTGCAGACGGAAAAGACTCCTATACACATGTTGCTTATGCGACAGGGGCAAGTGGACAAAACTTTTCAACAAAACACTTTGCTTCCGCTACTTATATGGGTATTTATGTAGACAGTAATCCAACAAGTTCTCAAAGTCACCTAGATTATAACTGGTCCCTCATTAAGGGTGCCGATGGTAGCCAAGGGATTCCTGGTAAGCCTGGGACAAATGGTCAAACATCCTATTTACACATTGCATACGCAAATAGTGCAGATGGAGCTTTAGGCTTTTCTACTACTGATTCCAAAAATAAAGCGTACATCGGAACCTATACAGATTTTATAAGCGCTGATAGTGCTGCCTATAATCGTTATAAATGGACCTTAATTAAGGGTGATAAAGGTGACAAAGGTGATACCGGGCCTCAAGGTCCTCCTGGATCAACGGGCTCAACAGGGCAACCTGGTCGAAATGCGATCACTGGTTATCTTACGAACGAATCTTTAGCGATTCCTACAACACCCACTGGTTCGCCAATTTCTTATGTATGGGCGAATGGCGATTTTGTAGTAATGGATGGAAACATGAAAGCATCTTCTGGAATTACTTATAAAGTTGTAACTCAAAATGGATGTGCAGTTACAATTAATACCTCTGGCTATTACAATGTTACAAATCTTGCAGCCGACTTTGCTTCCGCAACTCTTAGAGCCACATACCAAGGTGTAGAAGTAGATAAAATACTGATTGTGGTTAAGAATAAGCAAGGCCAAACGGGTAGTACTGGGCCTCAAGGGCAATCTGGTTCTAATGGAACGGATGGAAGAGGGATTGTTTCAACTATTGTCCAGTATGCAGTAAGTTCGTCTGGTACAACGACACCTTCTAGCTGGCAAACATCTTTACCAACTGTCTCTGAAGGACAATATCTCTGGACACGTACAACTATCAACTATACTTCTGGATCACCATCTCTTTCTTACTCGATTGGTAAAATGGGAGAAAAAGGCGCTTCAGGATCTAACGGAGCAAATGGGAAAGATGGGAAAGGCGTTTCAGCGACAACTGTGGAATATGCTAACTCCTCTTCTGGTACAACGGTCCCTTGGAACTGGCTTTCTTATATTCCATCCGTAAGTCCCAATCAATACTTATGGACACGCACAAGGATAACGTATACTGATGGTACTTATACAGACAGTTATTCAGTTGGAATGATGGGAGCACAAGGTCCACAAGGGCCGCAAGGGGCGCAAGGTCCAACAGGTAAACCGGGTTTAAATGGAGCTAATGGCGCAGATGGACCACCAACAGGTATTTATGAGTCACCTTTAGAGCCAACTTCTTCTATGCGTTATGTCGGGATGCTTTGGAGAAATACAGGTACCTCTGGCGGACGGATAAATGGGGCAACTTATCGTTGGACCGGCTCTCGTTGGGATATTTATCTTTTTTCTGTGGCAAACCTAAACGTAGAAAACCTTGCTGCCATTAATGCAAACTTAGGGACAGTTATCGCTGGTCGGATTTTAAGTGAAGGGGATAGTGGCCGTTTAGATATTAATGCAAATACAGGGGTTATTAATACCACTTATGTAGGCGCATCTATTACAAGCTCTTTGGGGATGTATGGTGGAAATATTGTTTCAACTGTGAAACGGAATGTTCCCGGATTGGATTATACGATTGGTCGTTTTAGTGGGGCAGAAATTCGTATGGAAGCTTATAACTCCGTTGATAAACTCCTGTATCAAACAGGGCTAAGCCCAAATGGATTTATTCACACAAATGGGTCTAATTCCCGCGTCATCGGGTTTACAGAAGAGGGAATGGAGTTAAAAGCCCTCAGTTCTAACGGAGGAAATGCTCGTAATTCAGGTTTGGAACTTATAGGGAATATATCCTACATCGATTTTCACAGAAGCATGTCTGGTTCTGGCGACTTTGGGGCACGGATTGTCCATGGACACCCAACTTATGGACCGGGTAGGTTAGTATTATTGGCACCAGATGATGACGTTCAAGTACAAACACTTGGTCATTTACATGTTAAAAATGTGGCTGGGAATGGGTATCGATCTGTTAAAGCGACTTCTTTTGACTCACAATCCGCATACTCTGCTAAAACTGACTTCCAAGCAATCGATCAACAATTACTCTTAGAAGCTGCTCTCACAACGGATATTTTAAGTTTTCGATATATCGGAGCTGAAGATGAATCCCGCACGATTGGGTTTGTTATTAATGATAATGGGGAATCGCCTTATCATACCTCTCCCTTGCTAGTAGCAGAAGATGGCCATTCATTTAGCTTAACCACAGCAATGGGAGTTTTATTTGGAGCTGTAAAGGAACAACACAAACAAATAAAGGAGTTGAAAGCATGTTTGAACAACAAATAGCGCTCGCAATCGGAAGTGCCATCCTGGACTCAATAAAGAAATCAGAAGAAGTACGTTTATTGACGGAAGAGTTAGAAAAACTGAGAAGCGAAAATACGAAAGAAGAATAAAAAATGGAGTCGCCCTAACCGGTGGCTCTTTTCGTTTGAATAGGAACTTCCCTTTATCTTTTATAGTCTGTTATTATATAAAATAAAGGGGTTTTTATGATGAGCTATTACAATCTCATGCATGATCCAAAAGAAAATAGGAAAACTTGTATAGAATGCGGTAAAACATTTACTTGGTCAGAAGATGGGCCGTTTTATCCGGGTGGAAAAGGTACCGAATATATTAATTGCCCTTATTGTGGTGCTGGAAATGGTTCCATTCGAACAAGTGGCTATGTGTTCACTTCAAAAATTGAAGAGTAATATATTTTTAAAATAGAATAGTAAATATTAGTGAGAGCGACCTTAATAGGTGGCTCTTTTCATTTGCCCAGAAAGGACGTGATTAAAATGAAAAGAAAAAGTTTGAAGGAGTGGTTCCAATATGTTGCAGATAGACGCGCTTCTTTTAGTTTTACAGTCGGCTCCATTTTGTTTGGAGCCTATTACTATGTCAAACCAGTGTCCCTAGAGCTAGGTATTTATAAGCCTTTGCAAGTCGCACTAGGTTTCTTTAGTGGAAAATATTTAGGAGTCATATTTGTCGTCTTAAGCGTAATTAAACTAATCGGATTGATACTGGATATCAATTACTTAAAATTACCTTTGTATTTTGCCTTGTTATTCTTATGGAGTTTGTTATCCATTTGTTTCTTTATCGCGCTTTGTATGGGTTACCCCAACTACTTATGGATATTAACCGGTATGATTGGATTCTTATCTACGAATATTATTGGCCAGACAGAAAACGATACATGGAGGGGTGCCGGTGGATAGAATTTGGGAGAACTTTCCGGCCATCGCGACTCTACTGACTGGAATTGTATCGGTTTTTTTTGGCACGCGCTGGGTAGCGAAACACCAAGATGAAACGAAGATAAAAAGCGTCAAAATGGAAGGTGACAGCAAAGCAGAGGAGTTGTACGTGACACACATCGAAAAGACGCTTGACCGTTATGAGAAAGAAATGGAACGGATTCGGAGTGATTTTAATCAGAAGTTATCCGACCAGAAAGATAGCTTTAACAAGCAGATTGAAGAATTGAAAAAAGAATTCGAACGCGAACGGGAAAAGGAACGTACTTTTTATGAGGCAGAAATCGAAAAACGTGAGGATCGCATTGATGAGCTGGAAGTGATTATTATTAGTAAAGACGAATTGATTGTGTCACTTAATAAAACATTGGAAGAAAAATAGAAAGGGAATGATGACATGGAAGAAGTTAAAAACATACTAGAAACCGTTTTGGGGGCGACTACGTTCGCCGGACTGTTTGCTTTTATTCTAGTGGAAGCGGTGAAACGAACGAACATTATTCGAGTTGAAATTCTGCCGTTAGTGTCTCTGTTTTTAGGAGCAATCGCCGGTTTCATATTGGCCATCGGATTCAAATTAGATATTCCAACTTTTATCGCTGCTGGTTTTATTGGTGGCGCAATGGCGAGTGGGATTTACGACGGGGCAAAAACCTTTATTGAAAATGTGTTAAACATGAAAGGAAAAGATGAAAAATGAGTGAATGGAAACCAAAAATAGTTGATAGACGTGGGGTAGCGATGGGTGGGAATCAATATGACCGTGCCTTGTCGATGATTCGTTTTATCGTTTGGCATTTCACGTTGAGTCATGCTAGTAACATTGTCAATCATGAAAAATTCTGGAAAAGTTCCTATGGATGGGACCGCGGTGGCTATCATGCGTGGATAGACCGTGATGGAACCATATATATTAATTATGACTTATGGCGTATGACGTGGGGCGTCAAAAACTCAAACGATTTCACGTGTCACATTAGTTTAGAGGCGTTAAATGTAAATGACTATACCGCAGCACAAATCAAATCGCGTGATTGGTTAACGCGAAAATGGATGAAAGAGTTAGGCTTACCTGGTACAGCGATGCGTGGCCATTATGAGGTGTATAACAACACCACGTGTCCAGGGTACACGAAAGCAGAACTTAACGAATTTCGCCGTCAATTAACAAAACCCGTTTCGCAAGCAAGCACGCCTGTTTTAAATCCATCTGAAACGAACTACGTGATTGCCAGACAAGTCATTGATAACAAGTGGGGGAATTATCCAGAACGCCAAGAAAGACTTGAAGCAGCTGGCTATTCGTATCATGACATACAAGTGTTAGTGGAGCGTATGCTGGCAGATAAATTGACCATTGAGCAAGTGGCTGAATTAGCTATTAAAGGCGAATATGGCAATTATCCAGAACGTAAGGATAATATTATTGCACTAGGATTTAATTATGACCAAGTGCAAGCGAAAGTAGAACAAATAATAAAAGATAATACACCGAAAAAAGATAACAATAAAGGCTACAAATTTAGAGGGCAAGGGCATGTTCAAAGTAAGGGGTGGATTCCTATGGAAGGGAATCGCGTTGGAACAACTGGTTTAGGCCGACGTTTAGAAGCGTTTAGCTTAACCGTTGAAAAGGATGGAAAGAAAATCCCTGTATTTGGTGAAGTCCACCTGCAAGGGTTAGGAGACGTAGACATTAAAACAAATATTCTCGGTACTGCCGGAGAGAAAAGACGGTTAGAAGCCGTTAAATTGGATATCCATGATGATATTGAGTACCGTGTTCACATGCAATTAAAAGGCTGGTCCAAGTGGACGAAGAATAACGAATGGGCCGGCACAAAAGGTAAGGAACGACGCATTGAGGCTATCGAGTTTCGTGTTAAATAACAAAGAGCCTATCTCATAACGAGGTAGGCTTATTTTTTATATTTACATTTAAGTATTCCAAAAAGAAAGATGTTTATGTATAGTTAAAAATAACTATGACAATAATAGAATGGAGGAGAAATTTTGATTGAACGATTTATTACTCAATTAAAACTAATCGAAAAAAATGTTTCTCAAGCAAAAATAGATTTAGATGAATTCGATCCTGTAACTGAGATAGGAGATGTTTTTTATCCAATAATCAATCTAAAATTTCATGAGTTTTATCTAGAAAACGGTATACCACCAGAAGAAACTGATAATGAATATTTTAATGAAGACATGAATGAATTCGCTAGAAAAGCCATTGAAGTAAATAGCATTTATAGAAAATTGTCTGAAAATTTACATGTTGAATACAATGAAGATGGAAATGCAGCTATGACATGTACAATACCCGGAATGCTCGATTTTTTTTTAGAAAAAAAATCCAATGGAGAAAACTCTACTTTTTTACGAGAGAGAGAGCTTATACTAAAAACTTCTGTGATAAGTTTGTGTACCAATCTTGAAACACTAGCTTCATGGATGATGACTCAGTTTTTCTTATTTATCGATAACGGTAGTACTTTAGACAAAAAAAATCTAAGTTTTAAGGAATTAAATGAAATTGGATCGATTGAAGATGCAAGGAGATATCTAATTGATGATGAACTAGATGGCATTTTCCGGAAAAGTTTTAAAGACTGGTTTGAAATTATTAATGGCAAGTTTAATATCTCTAGAGAGTTTAAAGATGAAGGTTGGAATATTGAAGAAATCAACGAGCTATATCAACGTCGTAATCTTTTTATTCATACAGATGGCGTGGTTAACGATTTTTATTTGAAAAAGTGTGATAAAGAATTAATCGGAAATCTAAAAAAGGGAGATCAAATATCGGCTTCTCCTGAATATATTTTAAATAAAATAAAGATAATAGAGCGATTAGCTTGGTTAATGTATTATAAATTTTGTCAAGCTAGGTATAGTCAAGACATAGAAGAGTTATTCATAAATGTGAATAATACAATGTTGCCACACATGCGTAGAAACTGCGATGCCATTTCGGAGATTTGGAAAAGTATGTTTAATAATAAAAAAATACAAGATGAATCAGTAATTATAGCCAAAATAAACTATTTCCTATATTATAGAATTAATGATCGCCTCACAGAAGTAGAAAAAGACCTAGAAAATTTTAATACCTCACATTATGCAAATCATTATGTAATGGCAAAATCAATTATTTTAGGTAGAGATTGTTTTATAGAAGTTAAAAATTATATAAACTCAATTGATGAAAATGAATTTTTCAGTAGTTTAGATTGGCCTTTATTCAGTCTTATAAAGAATGACCCTAGATATAAACCAATTTTTGAAGAAAGGCTTGATGTCATATTTAAAGGCGGCAACGGTTCTGAATATGTCATTATAGATAAGGATAATAAAGAAGAAGTACTTGAGGAGGATTTAGTAAATGAAAATTGA